TAGTATATGCAAGCGTCAATGCTGCATTGCGGCCACGAAGAATCTTATGCGCTCCAAATATCATGCCAAAGCCGACGACCCCGCCGATGATTGACGGACCATAAGTCTTGGCGAGTTCCCAGCCAGTCTTAATATATACGTTGCGGCGGTCCTTCTTCGCATCCTCAGGCGAATATGACGCTTCATCACAAGTCTCGAGTGCCTTGTTAACCTCGTCAAGGTCTGCGTTTGCCTTTTCCAAAACCTCATGTGCCTTGAGCGTCTGCTTGCATGCCACAACTGCGCTACCAACCACAAGTACTGCTCCAGTTACGACCATGATCTCTGGAGCATGCTTCTTAGCCTTAAGTGCGATCTTTGCCATACTTGACGGAATCTTCACATGCTTGATAATGGATGCCATACCCATTGTTGTCTCCTTTGCGAAAAATATAATAGTGGTTTAAAGCACACTATGCCAATGATTTTGTTTTAGGAACTATCCGTACAAAGTCTTCTCAATCATCCAAGACAACTGTCGGCGGAAGAATGATCATAAAGCCATCTCGAACTGGCTTGATGCCTGCTCCACGAAGAGACGTCCAGCCATAACGATAGTCTGTCCATTCTCCAGTGACCCCGACAATATCATAGAAATTCGCCACAGATGCCTGACCATACTTCATGATTATGTTGTTAAGTTCATTGAGTGCATTGTTCGCTTGTGCCCGGGTGTCTAGGATAATGTCATCTGGATCGTATGGAACATCACGATATGACCCTCCTCCACGACCGCCATTTCCAGTAGTCTTGTTATTGTAATACTTATCGTAACTTGTTTGACCTTTACGTGCTCGAGGTGATGCCGCATACCTGCCCATCGGCGCACCATTGCCTCCGAACAGCATAATATCAAGCATGTCGGTAAGCGTATCAAATATCAGTGTCTTAACACCAGGAATGATTATCTCGCCAAATGTCTTTTCCTTGGCTGACTCAACACTGTCTTCGATAATATAACGCGTGAATTTCTTGAGTAACGACTGCTTTCGAACTTTGCCTTTAGCTACTTGCTTTACTTTTGGCTTTGATTCTGCGACAGCTTTTGTGAGAGCTTCTTCGACTTCGTCACGTTGCTTGAATGAGTTTCCCGGGTATTGCTTTCGCATTTCATTACCCGATGGAATATCTCGAGTTGCCATGTAATCTCCTTCCTTATCGCACTCGTTTTAGAATATCAACCATGTTCTTCTTCCATTCGGGAGAATCATCAGGACCAAACAACTGATTAAAATTACATTGAAAATATGCGCATAGATCGAGCGCGATAGTAAGGGTTACTTCCTCGTTTTTGATACAGCGACGAATTGTTCGCTCTGTTGTGGCACAAAGATCACCGAGTTGACGTATCGACACTCCTCTTTCTTTGATGAATGCTTTGAAAATATCAGGGTCCAGATGTCGCTTGACTACTGCACGAGCTCCCAATTCTCTTTCCTTTCTTTCAAGATTCGAGAAAAATATAATTGATAGCAAAAAGAAAGGAGCCGTTTTTCAACAGCTCCAATCTTTCAAGTCTAATGACTTTACTTTTTGGCAGGGGCCTTGTTGGCCTCTTTCTTTTCTTCGATCGCCTGGACTTCTTCCTTAGAGAGCAGACCAGCTGCCTGAAGCTTCGCCATCATGGCAATCTCGCGTGCATCCTTCATCTCAGTTTCAATCGCTTTAGCGCAACCGACACCGGCAGTCAATCCGCCAAGTCCTACCGTACCCCAGCGAACTACCTTATCCAAGGTAGTCACTGCAGCCGGCAGAAACTTGTCAAGATACATACCAGCGCAGCCCGCAAAAGCGACACCTCCAAGTGACGCTGCAATTTCGATTACCGCATCCGAAGCACTCGGTGCATCCTGCTCGATAATAATCTTCCTTGTCATTACAATCTCCTTTCTCATAGAGAACCTCATGTCCTCTGCCTATATAGAGATGGTAATTTTTGCGGGAATTCAGAAGAATATCAGTCAAAAAGAAAGCATGGATAAATCATTCTAGACATACCCATGCTATCCCAAGATTACTTGCCAGAATATAATTACTCTAATTAATCTGGCTACTCATTCCAATAGTTCAGACCTCTTCACACTTCACTAAGCCACGCACTAGTCGGATGAACGTCCATGTCCATCGTACCGATCGGTTGGCCATTATCATCAAGAGCTCCACCGATCACCAGAACTACATCTGTATTTCGATCTTTCTGCCAACCAATGTCGTTACCGATAGGAATATCATGCAAACCAAGAATTCCATAGACATCATTAATTGACACAAAGCCATTCTTGTCTAGCATCTTTTGAGCCTCTAGCTCAGCTCGACGAATATGATCGGCATTGCTGTAGAAATATCTATCGCTTACTACATCGTACCATAGACTTAGATCTACGACATTCCGCATAGATGGCGTATCGACATTTGCCACTGAACTAGGATTAGGTGGATTATTGTTGACCTTCTCCTGAATTAGCTCATCAGATATCTCTTGAGCCTTCTTGACTCCGACGACTTCCTTTGCCTTCTCCTTGTATTCCTTCAATGCAGTCTCGCTCATTAGATATGCACCTGCTAGAGAGGCAATTCGTTTCTTGCTAATGTGATTTGACCCGAATATGCATACAAGACTAGCTGTCGTCATGATAGCTGTCGGACCATACGCCTTCGCATAGATCCAAGCCTTGTCTGCCTTGCTAAGCGGCGACTTGACCACATTGATCTTATCTTCTGGAATATCAAGCTGCTTAACAATAGCAGTCTCCTTGTATCCCTTCTTCGCAAGTTCCTTGCATTCAGAATATAATTCGTAGTCATCGCCTTTAGCTTCTCGTTCAGCCTCCTCGATAGCTTGTCGTGCCTTAAGTGCTGCATCTGAACTCATGCATACTGCAGCAATAGTACCGATAGCACCCATCGCCGCAAGTATTGTTGGTGCGTTTTTCACTAATACCTTTTGAATCTTTAGGATAGCTCCTGCTTTCATTTGGTTTCCTTTCCTAATTTTTGTCTTACAAAAATATAAGTGTTACTTTTCCATATAATCCTTTCGTTTGAGTTCCAATACTCTCATTTAAGGAGACGGAAAAGTTGCGAAGTTAGCTCGAATAATATCGAGTAATACGTACTCCTGGATCAAGATTCTCTCTAATTTCCACGTAACGAATATCATTGGAAGTAACTAGTTCGCCGAATAGAGAATGCTTAACCGAATTTGCTTTATCTATTTTATTCAAACCTTCTTCTACATAATCATACCATTCAGATCGTTCCTTATCGGTAAGGTCTTTGACAATATCAATCGGATTACTTTTGTCTCTAGTGGCTGCTCGCCAAGCACTTCGAGTTTTGTTCGTATGCAAAGTCACTACTGGTCGATCTTTGAAATATACTTTGTCTGGGAACATTGTGTCGTCAGCCATTTGTACACCTTCGACTACGACGCGCCTTCCTCGATTGTAACATTGCTGGCCATATGGCTCGATTTGATCAGATATAGCATCGATGACTTTCCAACGTTCTTTTCTGCTTATGCTGGTGTCACGTGCTCTATCAACATCGATGCCTTTGGATATGCAGAACTTTTCGAAATCGTTGTTCCGATACATTTGTCCATGTTCTTCATTCTCGAGCAAAGTATCCAAATGAATTACTGAATCATGATCGTCGACAAGTCCTAGAGCAGTGGTCGATTTACCAGATCCTGATGCGCCAACGATATATAATACATTATGATTGGCATCCTTGCCCCAACTATCCAAGTTGTGAGCATTGCCTTTCTTTAAATTTTTAGTGGCGTATCGTCTGAGTCCTTCTTTAGTCAATGACCCATCAGGATTCTGATACCTTCTAACACCCCAATGCATTCCTTTGATACCATGATGAGAAATATCAGTGTCATCATCAACTTCAGCAGCTCTCAGTTCTCCAAGAGCTCTAAATACTTTCTCGCCAAATATCATTCTGCATCCGCATCGTATTCACCAGGCTCGAGAGCATCGGGGTCGTCTTCGTCATTATCTTCGACTTCCTCGATCTCCTCAGCCTCACCTTCTAGATCGGAAATATCATCGTGCTCAAAACCAAGAGCATCCTCTTCATACTCTTCACTGAGAATATTATTGATTCGCGCAGCTTCGTTACGATCAACGGTGTAATCCTGCACATCATCAAGGTCATCCTCATAATATGACACGCTCATGTCGACATAAGGAATGTTGTATAGTGCGCAAATCATATGTTCGATGATACATCCGCGAGCAATTCGCCAATCGCCATCAAATACGACCAAATCTGCTTCGGACAAAGCACTGATGGACTTTCCCAAATACCAAGTACTGCATGCATCCGGATTTGTCAGAATATAATCAGACGGTTCATCTGTACAAATGGTATCGATCAGCTCGAATTGGTCGTCCATCTCTGCAGATACAATTTGACAAATGGCTTGCATGTCTGCACGAATATCATCAATCTCTCGACCACGCATAGGCAAACTTACAAACAACTTGGGCATGGTTTTCTCCTATCGAAAAAATAAACAACGGCAAAAAGTGAAGAGTCGTATTTCAGACTCTCCACCTTTTGACCAAACCAGTTTAAAACCTAGTTACTCCTCTGAACTTTCAACGGATACCTCAGGCTCTGAAATATCAGTCGACTCATCATCGAGAACCTCAGCAACCTCAGAAATATCAATCAGCTCGTCATCATCCTGAGCAGCAGCCAGCGCCAAAGCACCTCCACCAATCAGCATGAGCAACGAAGCCCCAAACTTCATCTTCTGCTCAGTCCTCATCCCAAATATAAAGTTCTTAATATTACTAAGCGCATTCTTGACCGTATCCATTCTTGTCTCCTTTCAAGAGTTTTTCTGACCACATCTGGTCCGGTCATCTAAATATAAATAATTTATGCGAGGACATCAAACTTCTGGAAGTGTTTCTAGCAACCGATATGCCTTTGCTCGATCTTTCTGCAATCGTCGGATAAAACTCTCATGGGTTCTGATTTCGGATCCAACTTGATCGAGAATATAATTGCCGATAATCTCGATAGCTTTATCACGATTTATCTCATGAAGCCATACTACCAATGAGTTTTTGTATCTATCCTCAAATACTTCTTCAGATTTCTCGGCGATTTCTATACGGACTCTTTGTGCTGGATTTTCAGCATAATAATGTACTTTTTCATTAGGCGTGTATTGCGCAAATGTCACTCTATCGTATCGACAACCAAGAACCTGTTTTAGAGTTCCCAGATCTTTATCATAAATATACACTGCTTCAATCGGTTTCATTACCATCCTTATCAAATATTCGTCGACCTTTTACTTTAGCTCCACAATTTGAACAGAACTTGTCAAAAAGATCTATTGAGTTTTTACAAATAGAACATGTACAATTTCCTACAACATTATCTTCATCTTGCATGACTACGATAGCATCGCAATAAATTCGTTTAAAATATAATTGTTCAGTATCAGATGAGTCCTGATTGACAAAGAATCTACGTAGAATTACTTTGTCAGGAAAAGGAAGAATCGGACTATAGGAAATATAATGGATTGATTCGTCAGTCATTATTCTAGCGCCTTTATCGACCTATACTTTCGTGCCTCAGCTCCGTCAATAGTCGTCATGATAGAATTGTATTCAGAATCGGTCAGCAACTTGTCTTCATGCATGCGTTCGATATAGAATCGTGTGTCTGCAATCGTAGTTTCAAAATCTGCTGGAATATCAACATTGTCAAATGCTTTGTATTTCATGTCATCCTCTTCCAAGAGAAGTACATAATCCATTAATGACCATCCGCCATCAGCTGTGGCAGACTCAATCTTTCGATCACCATACTTCTCTACAAAAATATCGTAGTTTTTGCCCCATTCACCCCAACGGTATTTTAAAGTATCGACTTTTCCATGATAACTTATAAGATCCCACATAGTTTTATAGGATTGATCAGGTGAGATTCTAATTCTGCCCCAATCTTCCTTATGAGCTATAATGCTGCTTAGAAATTGATTAACAGTTGGGTGTCTATTTGGTAGTCTAAATATAACATTGTATGGAGCAGTACAATCACCACGTTCTGATCCACATTTTCGTAATTCGAATAGCTGATGAAAAAATGTCATGCTCTGTCTCTCTCTATGAAAGACAACTCATTATCTGGAATATAATAGAAATCGAGTTCATTTTTCTTATAGTTTCGTACCATACTAAAAATTCGACGACCGTTGTACAAATATACAGGACGTCGACTATAACAAGTAGTTCGTCTACGTGGAACAGGAGGAGATGGATTCATCTTTTCGACAACTCCAATCCATATAGATTCTTGTGTTGAAATTAGACAAATATCAGTTTTATCTTGAAGGTCTAGCACAAGATCATACATGTCTACTCCATTACCAAGCATTTCAATTCGCTTTCTAATCGAGCCTAAAATATAATTGAGATAGTCCCCACCTATTTACGCCATATACTATCTCGTGCAGATCTCAATCCCGAGTATAGCTCCTTCATCGGCTACACCGCTGCTCCCGGCTAATATACACTAGTATCTAAACATCGTAGAAGCGTAGTTCGCAGTTCGAAGTGCTTTCTCTAGTGCCTTGGTTCCCTCTTCAAGAGATCGAGCTTGCTTGGCAGCAATGTCACGCTCCTGCTCCTCGAGACGACGCCTACGCTGGTCATCGATCTCCAACTGCTTGCGCTTGGTCTCTTCTTCCTCCTTGAAGCGCTTATGCTGCCAATATGACTCAGGCGCATCCTTTTCAAACTCACGCAATGCCTTTCGATCAGCTTCATCGCGATTACGTTGGTCGATCTTTAGACGTTCTTCTGATTCGATACGAGCTTGACGAACTTGTGCATCAGCTTCTGCCTCGGCCTTCTTGGCAATCCAATATTCTGGAGGATATGACCCCTCAATCTCAGCTTTCTTAAGTTTTGTCTCAGCTTCAAGCTTTTGATTTTCCTGCTCTACTTTAAGTTGGCGTTTCTTCTCAGCATGATTGGAATAAATAAGTGCACCTACAATAGCAACTACGCCAGTTGTAGTAATAAGAATTGCTTTAATTTCCTGAGTCATGATCTTCTCACTTTCTTTTGAGTATCACCTATGAAAATATAATTGTTAATTTTTTGCAATACATGCATTTGCCCAGAACATAAATTCTTGAAGTTTAGTTAATGCTAGAGATTTCTCTCGACTATCCGGACAATAAATATCAGTAATGTCTGCTAGACTAAGAACCTCTTCTTGAATCTTTTTGGATGCCTGCTTTTGCTCATCAGTCATCTCAATAAATTTAAAACGCGATGCAACATCTTCCACTGCCATGAATATAATTCTCCTTTCAAAAACTATTATCATTCTGTATGATTAGATACTATAAGTATTACAGAAGCCAATACTGTAAAGATTAGATAATGAAATATCCAAAATCGAAAACTCTCATTACATATTAAACCGACAATAACTTGAATGACTGTTAATGTCAGATAAAATTTTTCAAAAGTTGATCTATTCATAACTTGCTTAACAGCCTTCTTCTCGAATTCGTGGCGCAAGATTATACTTTGATTGATTAGCTCGATATAAAGACATAATGATTCCGCAAAGATCATAATCCATAGAATTCAAAAATATAATTGAAAATACTACGCCTTGAGTCATTGATTGAACTGAATCGATGAAATGATCTTCAGCATTTTTCCATGCTGCATAGTTCTTATCAGAACGATCTTGAATATAACGGTTATGTAGGCGCTGTATCCATTGATCCTTGAGAGTATAATGCGGACAAATTACTACAACTGTATACTTGTCCTCGGGATCGTATTTTCGAAGTTCCGATCTGACACACTCGTGTGATGAGATTAGAACGATATAACCTTGACGAGCAAGTGATACGGCTATACGACAATATACAATGTACCAGTTTTCGTCACGTTCGCCATCGATCTTAAAATTACTAGATTCAAGATCAATGATGCCATCCCTTTTTGATGCGCAAGTCGATTTACCTATTCCTTGGTAACCGATTACAATCATACCTTTGCAATTACGAAATAGACTCATAATAGGCTCTCCTAGTTTGACTTCTTGTTGAACTGGTGGAATATAACTAATCATTGATGGGCTTCATTCTTTTAATGCGTTTGGCCAATTCATTAGAATAAACTTCCTAAATTGCATCATACTTACTATAGATCCCCTCATCTTTACCAGTATAATGTTTTGCTCTATATCGTACCAAATATCAATTTGAATGTTGTATAGTTTAAAGTGTATGTATGTCAAAATGTCTTCTGGAATTTTTACATCCGGATAAAATTCTAGCAAACCAATTGCAGTATCATTTCGTATCTGGATTTTCACGATTTTCTTTTCTGAATTGCATAAACAAATCTATAAATTATTTACTTATTCTTCAGATTCAAAGTGTTCATAAAATTAATCATATTGATGTGTCTTTTAACAGTTTCTTCGCAAACATTATGCTTTATTGAAATGGCTTTCTTTGTCATTCCATCAATATAAAATTCTTTATGCATTTCTCTACTCTCAGGTTCTTCTATATATCTATATCGCCCAAGCTTAGGAAATATATCTCTATGATGGTAAAAGTATGCGCCGAGACTCTTCGCTGGTATGTTTAAAATCTTTGCTATTTCTGAAGTCTTCTTTCCCTCGCTTCGAAGCTTCAATATTTCATCAATATAGCGTTCTATCATATTGACTCAATTCTTATAGGTGCCCCTGACAGGATTCGAACCTGCGACCTTAGGTTTAGAAGACCTCTGCTCTATCCACTGAGCTACAGGGGCATTAAACACAAATATCAGTTAGCTATTTTGCTTTTTCTTTCATAAAAATAGGTGGGCCCGCAGAGACTCGAACTCTGATTAAACGATTATGAGTCGCCTGTACTGACCTTTGTACTACGGGCCCGTTTTTCTTGATATAGTTTATTAGCTCGTCTGGCAAATATAAGTGAAATAGGTCCAAAGTTTTTAATGCCTAATAGAGTTTCATCGGAATATGTATCTAAAGTATCATTATGCGATTCGATTTCGTTTAGTATACCAGTTCGACTAAGACATCTAAATATCCTAGTCGCTTGTGTTTTTGTTTCGCATACTTCTTCAAGTGCGTCTAAGAAGACGTAAGGTATTTTGCCATTGATTGCATCTAGATGAGCTTTCTCAGCATTTACTCTATTTTGCTCTTTTTTGCAAATCTGCATAATGCGCGATGGTGATACATCAAATTGGATAGCTAATTGAAAATATGATTGCCCGCACTTATGTAGTGCAAATATTTCTCGATTTCGTTTTTCATTATTCATGTTACTCTCCGCTTTCTTTCGAGCTTTTAAAATATAAATGGTGCCCCCGGTGGGATTCGAACCCACACGACTCGAAGTCATCGGATTTTAAGTCCGCTGCGTCTGCCATTCCGCCACGAGGGCAAAAAGAATATGGGGAGTACCGTTATTCTTTATTAATTTATTAACTTTCTAACGATCTCCCCTAATACCATCTCATAATACAGATAGTATTTTTTGCGAATATAAATTATTGATCTATTTGAAGATGCTCCAAATAAATAGCTAGCAATTTCCCAATATATGTATACTGTGAATATTTTTTGTTAAAGCTATGTGCAATCAAATTTCCTTGTGGATCAACGAGATTTAATTCACCATTTTTACTAATTCTAAGTCCATAGTCTCCATCAAGAAATGCTTCCTTATTTTGGTCAATACTTGTCGGAGCAATTGCATACATCCCCAATAAGTTAAATGCAGTATTTACAAACAACGATGCTGCTTCTTGATATGAATTATGATTATTGTCTATCATTTTGGGATAGCTCCTTAAAAATATAATGTTAATAAATTGAGTACATTTTACCGTCGACTACATATATAATGTACTCTGCTCCATCATATTCGATCATGCGCCAATCGGTAGCATTCTCTGGAATTTCTACTACTTTTAATTCTGCAGATGAACCATCACAGTTTATACCTGACTCTATCAAATTAATTAGAGTAGGATTAGTCCGTTTTATTTCATACCATTCACCATCAAAATACTGTTTAGCAATTTCATGATTAATAGAGAAACCGCCGAAACAATCATTAATTACAACTTTCATTTTTTTTTCGCTTTCTCTTGAGCTTAAAATATAATAGGTGCGCCCTATGGGTCTCGAACCCATGACCTTGAGATTAAAAGTCTCCTGCTCTGCCAACTGAGCTAAGGGCGCTTAAAAATATGATTAGATCCCCACCCTATCTAATCATGCCGTATAAATCCATACAGTTGGACCCATTTTACGAATCAAATAAGAGATTCAACCAACCACCTCACAAATAATACAGCTCCGAAAATATAATCATTATTTGCCATGCTTCATCAAATATTTGATGGTGCGCAAATTACCCTTATAAACAGCCTTTGTACAAATTCGCTGAAAGATTTTGCAAGATACCATAACGCAAGCAAGAAAGCCAATACTAATAGTCTTACCTGGGTTTTCATCAATCCAATCGTTAATGACTTTACGAATATAATTCTTATCTACTTTTGTGTAACGATGCTTATCATCTTCATAAACATTAACAGATTCTTTTTGTTTAGTATTAGAATAGCTATTAGATGCAGCCCATTCGTCGCAAAAGTCACGGAACTCTTTGCTATCGATATCAGGAAATGCGACTCCCGGATGTGCCTCATTCCATTTCTTTTCCATAGCCTCTCCAAGCCTGACCATGTCTTCATACGCCATTTCTTTCTCCTTTCAAGAGAATTATTCAATGAGGAAAAATATAAAGGAGAGCTTCTCGTATAATCTCAACGTACTTCACTCTCCTATCTCCTCATTATATAAGTGGTAATTTTTGCGAATATAAATTAATCGGATTTGTCAACCGTATGATTCTTTACTTCTTCAATTTTCTGTTTAATCTTTGCAGGAGTTTTATGAACGTTCTTCTTAATGGCATTCATCATACCAACGGGCGGCATATCAGGATTTTTACCAAGAACATTATCGACAGTATCTTCGTAGAAATCGATAGCATTTTTTCTAGTCCGAAACTTTCCATCATGATCATAGAATGATACCAATTCCCCATTGGTAAAAATATCATAGAAACGATACTCTGTAAAATCAATTCCGGGAAACGTTTGAACTTTTGTACTAGTCGGATTCAATCCAAAATGTTTGCAGATTTTACCAAAGTCGTCAATGTTTAAAATATAGTGTCCGTTCTTTCGAATCATACTACCAACACTCCCCATGCTAAAAATATCAATACTAAAGATAGAAATTTTATAAGAAATAAGCCATGAATAATTGCAGCAGTCATCGTACTGATAAGAAGAAATATGATGACCACTGCTAGAATTTGTCCAATATCCATCACCTAATCCTTTTCGCGAGCATTCAACCACGAAATATAATCATCAAAATCCATTCCTTTTGATTCAATTTTTCTTACTTCAGCATTGTTTTCAGCTTTGATAATTGCCATTTGACATTGTAGTTCCATTTGTCTACGTTGAATATCAAGATCCAACATTCGTTTTCCCCAACTAAAGAATATAAATAGAAACACAATGATAAAAGCAATCCATCGAACAATAGAAATAACTTGTCTATTATCGTCCGCATCTTTCTTTAGTTTAGCATAAACGTTTTCATCTAGTTCTATCAAAATATCACACTTCTATCTGCAAATGAGCATACTCTAGAGAAATCCACTCTGGGGATTTTTCAATGATAGTAGGATTATCATTCCATGGAGTAGATCCTTCCAAAACAAGCATGTAGTCATGCATGTCGTTCATCTCTATCCAGTAGTCTGCGTATTTATCGGCATCTTCTTTAGAAAGGTGACTAATTTTATATAAAATATTAGCTTCACCAACTAAGAATAAATATAAATCAAACCACTGCTTAGGCATTATAATTACTCCTCTGTTGCAATTGCCTTAGCCTTTTTATCATCCTTGAACTTTTTACGAGCCTTTGTCTTAGCCGTTTGATCATGACCATTCTCAGCAAGTTTCTTAAGTGCTGCTCTAGGATATGGAAATCCGAGAAGTTCAAAGTATTTCTTAGCAATAGCAACAGAAAGGCCTAGTTCTTTACTAAATTCTTCACCTTCTGCGCAACCGACAATAGTGGTAGTTCCGTCATTCCACTTAACAACAGTATGTGGCTCATTATAGAAAACATCTTTAATGAGTGGTATATTAGTAATTCCACATTCAAAAGCAGGGCTGATTGTATTACGCAAAGCATCCATAAACATACTATGCTCCTTTGATATATGTCGTGCACTATTAAAACATTTAGAGTATGCTGTTTTATTTCGATATTCTAACACAGCTTTGAGAATATCCATATCTGGTGAAACAGCAAGAAAAGTTGCTTTCCATTCTTCATTACCGTGTTGATTAATAGTTCGATTGATACCAGTGTTCTTCATCATATATGCAAGACATTCGTCATCATCATTGTATCGAAGCAAAATATATCTATAACCAGGATGATCATAGCAAAAGCGAGGAACTGATGAATTCCATAACAGGGTGATGGCTGTTGATAGTGTGCCAAAACGTTGTCCTTCATCATCTATCGTTAGACTATCTGGATTAGCTAGTTTAAAAACACTAAAACCATTTTCATTAACTACACTATCCCGTATAGAATATAATTCATATGCATAATTGTAGCCCCAATTAGGCATTAGCTTCACCGTCTTTCAAAACCTCTTCAAGCTTATTTAAATACCATTCTGCCTTACAAACATCTTCAATAGCATCATTTTTCAAACCAGCTCGCCATAAATATTTAATGCAATTCCCCTTTAAATATCCGATAAAAGCATCTTGAGACATGCTAGATTGAATTGCATCAATGCATTCAATATCTCCTTGAGTATAATGACTAGGATGATTTACTGAATCATCGATAGTTATTGTTTTGCTTTGATAGATTAACTCCGTATTTAGATCGTCCATCAATATACACTGGCCTTTCTGATCTTGAAGGAAGCACTCTTACACTATCAGCATAGCCTCTTTTATAAAAATTATTATTTTCGGGTTTATTAGAATATCTTTCTTTGCGTCGATCGGATCGACCATCTCTATAACCAGTATCGTATCCATTATTATAGCCAATACGATACATACTCAAAGTTATAACTATCATTAACAATAGTGCTCCGGCAAAAACAAAACATGCTACCATTACAGCGCGTTCGCTCATCAAAATATCATCTCCTAAAAAACAAGATCATTCAAGTATGTATCTATCTTAAATTTTTTGATAAAATTTTGCGGCATAGATTCAGATCCAAAATATAAACCGGCAAGTATTCCGGCAACAGTTGGAATCCAATTAGTAAAACCATCGCTATGATTTAGCTCTGAACAATTATCTATAGCACTTTCATAGCTTGTTGAATGAACAAAAGCCCAAAGTCCTGCGAAGAATGTTGATCGAACGTCTCGATAAATAGGAACATCTCCTGCAAGAATATCAAGTTCTGGTAAAAGTTGCAGAATTCCTTCTTGATCAAGATGATTGCAAAATATGTCATGAATTAGGTAACAATATTCGGTACAAAGTTTTACAGTATTGTCATTATCATGTGTGATTCTGCAAATTTGTTCAACAGTATTTTCAAACGTATCATGATTGGTAAAAATATCACAAAAAGCGCTTAAGTAAATCCAACAAAGAATGGATCCGTCATCTGATGTTACATAACAGGGTTCCGAATATAATCCATCTATTGACTTAATTTTAGAAGATATATCATCGATCCAAAAGCCATCATATTGTTTCACAGATCGAATAATTCTAGACATGGCCATCAAAATCATCGACTTATCAAGATACTCTTGAATATCATTACTTAGCGTCTCTGGAGATTTATTGCGGTTAAGCATCCATCGATCGGTACCAAGAACGTTTCCAACTACTGCTCCAGTAATCGCATCATTGATTGTACCACTCATTTTTGACAAAGTCCCTTCTGGAGAAATTTTTGAAATGAAAATATAAAGGAAAGGATCCATAATTTTTCTATGAATCCTCTCCCTTAAATTATCTCAGTCGATAAATCTCACCGCGCCGAATAGCACGATTGATGCGCCTCTGAGTGCGCATACCTTTTTGTATACCCTCCTGATACCGCCGTTCTCCATATATGTATGTTAACCCCAGGAATCCAACGAATATCAGTACGAAATCCATTAGATACTCGCACATAATACTAACATCCATCTTACTACCTTTCGATCGTATTTGAATTACCTACCTATTATAGTGCGAGTTAATTCTGCGAGGATTACACAAGGAAAATATCATTAGACTCTGATTCGGTTTTACCGTGATTTGCAGGTTTGACAATATACTCAAACCGTTTAAAGCAATCACAGCGCATTTCGCCAGTTCGCTTGTTTATAGTAATTTCAAAGAAACAATCTTTGTAATCATGCGATGTGACCATACATTTGAAGCCACTATATTCAATAAATGCGAACCATACTATATAGATTGAATCTTTATCGATTTTTTTATTTTGATCTTTATACCATTTATAGACAATATCAATGGCTTCCTTTTCTCCAGACTTTTGACGAGGATCTATAAACGCTTTCTG